CAGGTTCCTGTTGTAGTATCTGCAAACGGGTCAAAGTCATAACGCTTAACGCGTATCCATTCTTTAGTAGGTCCTATGTCCTGCCAAGAAATAGCAAGTATGTTTTCTATATTTAAATTATCAAAATTATATGTAGTAATCGCTGCGTTGTATGTAAATGTAGTCTGCTTAGCAGCATATATGCTGGCGCCTACGGCATCAATAGTATCGTTAATAGCCTTCTTAATACTGTATCTTGGGAAGATAGGGCTAACAGTTACCTGAGTATCTACAGCAGCAGTAGCAGGGGTAGTTCCAAGATAGCCACGCCCGTAAGGGGCGACAGTAGCAGTGTTAGCAACACGGTCTACGCTATCTATCCAGAGTAATTCATCACCAATTTCAACAACACCTTTGCCAAAATCAGTAGTTGAACCAAGGCTTAATATGGTAGGAGATGAACTAGGTGATGTTAATGTAGTAACAGCAGCAGTTAAGTGTGTACTTCTATCCTGTTGGAAGGTGTATCCAGATAAATTAATCTTAACTTCATCTATCATTTCGGCTAATGTAACTGTCATACGTCAATGCTCCTTAACGCATCAGTAGGGGAAAGATTGGTAGTTCCTGCAAGTTCATTGCAAATACCGCCAAGAGCCTTAAAGTCTTTAGGCTGACGGGCACTATCTGCTTCTAAATTCAATGCACCAATAAGTGCTTTACCTGTTGTCCCTGCGTATTCATTGGCAGCACCAGTAGCAGCCAGGTATGAAGTTAATACTGGATATGTTCCACTATTTCCCAAGCGATTAAGTTCGCTTGTAAATGAACTACCTGCTGTACCTGTCGCCATTATCTATACCTAGCCGTTTTCTTTGCGATTGATTTTGGTTGTTTAACAAACTGTTTACCTTTTTTATTACCTTGGGCTTTTGCTTTATTAGTAGCAGCCTTCTCAGCAGGAGTTAAATTAGCCCACGCTGCTTCAGGTAGATATCTCTTCTTACCCTTAGAAGGTTTGCCATCAGAAGTTTTCCACTTCTGCTTAGTCCAACTCTTTAAAGACTTCTGTGATTTAGCCAGTGCCACTATTTGTACCCTCCGCCTGCCTTCTTGTATTGCACAGCAAGTAACTGTGCCTTACGAGCAGACCATTCTCCTGGGTCTCCACCCTTGGAGCCTGCTTTAATTTTATTGAATAGTGCTTTACGCATACCAGGTTTGGTGTAGTTGCCAGCCTCATTGACTTTAGATTTAGCCTTAGACTTTGCTTTTTTCTTCACCACTTCACCTTATCTGCCCAATAGGCTGCACTTAGTTTACCTTTGGCAATGTTCTTACTATGGCGTGCTTTGAAAGATGCACGTTTCTTTTTCATTCTGTCAGACTCACCAGTCTTTGGCTTGCCTGCAGTCTCAGCACCTTGTTCGCCAAAACGAATAGTCTTGACTTGGCTGCCTTGTTTAGCCACTACAATGTGTGACTTCTTTGGATGTCCAGGGGTGCGCTTAGGTTTATTAAACCCAGATACGCCAGCCCTCTTAAGCCTTGGGTCTGCTTTGTTTGCCATATTCCCCATACTTTCCTAGTACTGCTCTTACTGTTCCATTCTTGTTTAACCGCACTACATATCCATCTTTAATTTGCACAGAGTTAAAACCGTAGTGCGGTTTCAATTGTCCTGATGACATTAACGGTTCTTAACTCCAAACATACCGCCAATACCAGCGCCGCCTGCAAGATTACCTATACGGGTTTTACCTGGTACTGGATTGCTATCTACTTTATAAACAGACTTAGTGCTTCCCTTTTCAAGACCATAGCGACGTTCTCTGGCTCTATTGTCTTCAGACCACTGTCTTACTGCATCAGTAGTAGGACTACTAGTTTTAATATTTGTTTTACTTGAAGGGTTACTATTAACTTTAATTACTTTTTTGGCTGCCATTACTCTGTTCCTCCTCCAAATTTAAAACCTGGAATCTTTGTAGGGTCCATCTCACGTCCACCAAGTTTAGTATTTGGTTTCTTTTTGATTGATGATGTGTTTCTATAAAGGTCAGCAACGTGAGCCTTGGCGTTAGAATTATTTATCCCGCCTGCTTTTCTAGGTTTGCCTGTGTTCATAGTTACTTCTTCTTGCCCATCTTCTTGGCTGCAGCCTTCTTGCCTGCCTTCATAACCATTTTCTTGCCTGACTTCTTGGCTTCTTTCTTTGCCATAGCCATACCTTTTTTACCGTATGAAAATTCTTTTCCGTTTACCATTGGCATATTATGCTCCTAGTTGATTAAGTACTGCTGCTGATTGTTTGTTTATATGTTTTGCTGGTGCCATTTTACTAGAGTCATAAGGTTTACCCAGTATGTCGCTAGCCTTTACTGCCTCTTGAATCTTCTTCATAGAAGTTCCAGCAGGCTGAATGCCCTGGGCTCTAGCCTCTTTGTAGGCATCCAATTCTTTATTGAACTTTTTATTCGGGATAGTTCTACGACTATCCGCATCTCCAGTGTTCATCTGTATACTCATACCCTTGCAGCCAAAACATCCTTCTACTGGCTCAGGGTGATGTTCCCAATGTTTCATATCGCTGTAAAGTTATCCTCTGTGATGCCAACTCCACCAGCAATTAACGCTGCTTTAGTAGCAGCATCTACTGTGTAGTTATAACCACCTTGATAGTAGGCAGGATAAGTATCAAAATCAGAATCTTGTAGATATCTAACTTGAGCATATCCACCAGTAGGTTTAAGAACTATAGAAATACCTCTATCAAGTTTATAAAAATGAAATAAACGTCCACTACCAGCAGGACCTTCTTCAACTGTTGGAGTTGTAAAAATGTATTCAGTCATAAGTCCTCCTAATGAACTCACCCCAAAGGGGCAGACTTTTCAAATATGTCTACCCCTCAGAGTCAATCAACTAGAGAGCAGCGATTGAAGAACCAGATTCAATACGATACAGTGCTTCTTCACGATAACGTGCAAAGCCGAGTACGCCGTACCAGCCCATTGGGCGGAAACGCATCAACTTATCAGTTACGTTTCCGATAACAATGTGTGGCTCTTCTGCAACAGCCTCAGCAAGTGCTTGCTGTCCGCAGAGGATAGTATCAAATACACGTGTTACTGGAGTTACAGTTACAGTTGTTGTAGCAGTAACTGCAGCAGTGTTGGCTGTATCTACAGTGAATGTAGTGGTTGAGCCAGAAGTGCTGATTGCAGTAATCTTTGCACCTGATGCAATACCAGTTCCAGCAACCTTGTCGCCTACCTCAGCACGTGTTGCGATTACAGCAGAAGAAGCAACACCGAAGGTGAAGCCTGCTGATGTACCTGCAACGGTTACTGCGGTTGTAGCAAGAGCAGACTGGTCTGCGCCATCTTTAGCATTTGGCAAACGAGAAGACTCAACAAAGAATGCTCCTTCGTAGTCGCCAATTTCTCCAGCCCATACGTTATTAACGGCTGGGTCAGAGTTAATGTGAGCAAAGTTCCAGCCTAGGTTTCCAGACTCTGCACGCAGGTCGTGGGAAACTTCTGGGTGGATACCGCACCAGTAGTAAGAGCCACGGCGAGCCTTGGCCTTATTAGCGCGGAGTTTAGCAACAGCCTTGCGGATATCTGCTGAATCAATTGTTGCAGCAGCAGCAATTGTTGCAGTGCTTGTAGCGGTTGAACCGCTGTAAATTACGTTAGTTCCGCCAGTTAGTGTTGATGAAACAACCTGGTCAATAGAATCAGCAAGGTTGTATGCAATGATATTTGCAATTGCTGGGTCTACATCTGCTAATGAGAATAACTCAAGAGCGCGGGTAACAAGAACAGCATTACCATACTCGTTAAGAGTAATGGTTACTGAAGTTGGAGTCGTCATTGCGACTGCATCTGGGTCAGTAGTTTCTGTTAGTGTTGAAGTTTTTGCATCCAAGTCAACATAGCGCTGTAGCACTACAGTTGAACCTGGAATTGCTTGACGGGCAGGACGCTTATCTGCGACAGAACGAAGTAGTGGTTCTGAACGGAGAGCGAATTCTAGAAGACGGTCATACGCCTTCTGAACTAGACCTGCGGCGCCAACTGTTCCACCGAGAGATGCACTGTCGGTAGAGATAAATGCGTTGGCCATAAGGTTTCGTCACCTCCAAGTGACTATGAACGGTTAGGAATTGCGTAGAAGATGGATTAATTCATCCATCGAACCCGCGTTATCTAAACGCGTGCTCATATCTACGGCTTTATCTGGAGTCATACCGCCTTGAGTTAAGATATCTTGCTGACGTAATGTCGCAAGGTCTTTCTGCGTATCTTCATTTTGAACCTGTGGGGTATAGCCGATTAAATCTCCGTTATCACGGAGCCAAGAATCAATAGATTCCTCTGTGGCATCCTCTACATCTTTCAAAATAAGGCGTGCAGCCTTAGCGTTTACTCCTTTTTTAGCCAGGACTTCGGAGACAGTTTGTTGCCGCTTTTCCTTGAC